ACTTACTGAAAACTTGAAGGAAAACTACCACCAGAAAGAGGATGCGCCTGAAGTGCCGGAGACCGGAATGGCTGTGCTGCGGCAGCAGATGGTATTGGCTCAGGCGCTGGAGGGGTGGATCGCCGCGTTGAAGGAGCATTTTTCTTCTCTGTAGTGTACTTCTTAGAACCTGTTTAGTATCTAGCCAACCATCCGGTCCAGTGATAAAATAGAGGGGATGAGGGGGGAAGACAGGTGAGGAAAAGCTATCCAAGTGACATCAGTCGGAAACAATTTGAAGAAATACGCGAGGAATTGTCCAGAGTCAAAAAGCTAACACATCCCAGAAGCTACGACCTGTATGACATATTTTGTGCAGTTTTGTATCTGTTGAAAGAAGGATGCACATGGCGAGCCATCCCACATGATTTCCCTAAATGGCAAAATGTGCGGTATCATTACGACATATGGTCAAATCCAGATGAAAATGGAGTCAGTGTTCTTGACAGGGTTTTACGCAAACTGGTGGAAGCAGAGCGGGAAAAAAACGGACGCAAGGCACAAACAACAATGATAATTGTCGATTCCAAAAGCATTCAAAATGCTGATACCGCAGAAGAAAAGGGCTATGACGCGGGGAAAAAGTATCTGGGATAAAACTACATATTGGCGTGGACATTTTGGGGCTACCCCACGCAATTATGGTGACGACCGCCAATGTAACAGATCGAACCGGCGCAATTGATATGGTTGATTATTATTGTGATGTAACCGACCATCTGTCTGCGCTCAAAAAGATTATGGCAGATGGAGGCTACACCGGAGAAACATTTGCAAACTCAATCAAGGATCTTTCTGGTGCGGAGGTTGAGGTCGTTAAGCGCAATGAGCTCCATACTTTTGCTGTCCTGCCAAAGCGCTGGATTGTGGAGCGCTCTTTTGCCTGGCTCGACAAATGTCGGAGACTCTGGAAAAACTGCGAACGTAAATTACAGAACTCTTTTCAAATGTTTTCTCTTGCCTTTATTCGTCTGCTCTTAAATAGATGCTAAACAGATTCTTAGAGGGGGTAACGCTATGCTCGTTTCTCTGAAGGAGGCCAAGAAGTACCTCCGGGTAGACCATGACGATGAGGACACCATCATTCGGAAGTTTATCCGGGCGGCGGAAACGCTGTGCGAGGGTACGCTACGGAAGGCTGTGGAGCCTGTCCCCATCAGCAAAGTGGCGGTGCTGTTCGCTGTGGCCTACCTCTACGAACACCGGGAGAATGCCGACATGGACGAGCTGACCCGGATGCTCCGCTACATTCTCGCAACAGAGCGGGAGGTGGCGTTCTGATGGAGATTTCCAAGCTGCGCTCCCGCATCACCATCCAGCAGGCCGTGGTGCAGACGGACGCCATCGGCAACCACACCAACGCCTGGGTGGACTACTGGTCCTGCGCCGCCTATGCCAACCTCGCCTCCGGGAAGGAGTACGGGGCCGCAGGGCAGACCTTGGGCAGCGACACCCTGGTGTTCGAGGTGCGCTGGTGTGAGCGGCTCCGGGATTTGGACAGCACTAAGTTCCGCATCCTGTTCGGCGGGGCCGTCTACAACATCACCTGCGTGGACGATGTGCAGTTCCGGCACGAACGGCTGAAAATCACCGCCCAGCGTGAAAGGCGGTGAGGATATGACTCGTGACAGGGTGTCCATCGACCAGTTCCCCGGCGCGGTCATGGCCCAGCTTGAGGAATATGTGTCCATGGCCTCAGACGAGGTCAAAGAGGCTGTCCGCATCGTCAGCGAGGATGTGAAAGCCGAGATACAGTCCCGCGCCCCGGTCAAGACGGGCAAATACAAAGCAAGCTGGACGGTTACCAAGGTGGAGGAGACCGCCCAATCCCTGGTGAACACTGTCCACTCGGCAAAACACTACCGGCTGACCCATCTGCTGGAGAACGGCCATGCCAAGCGGGGCGGCGGCAGGACGAGGGCATTCCCCCACATCGCCCCCGGCGAGGCCCTGGCGGAGAAGGAGCTGCTGGGGATAGTGGAAAGGAAGCTGAGAGGATGACGAGAGCAGATGTTCCCGCTCTGCTGGAGCGGCTGGGGTTCCCCTTCGCCTATGACCACTTTGCCGAAGGCGAAGGGCCGGACCCGCCCTTCCTGGTGTACCGCTATCCCAAGGCCGACAACTTCGCTGCCGATGGGGTGGCCTACTTCAAGCAGGATGTCCTCCATATCGAGGTCTACACCGACAAAAAGGACCCGGCTCTGGAGGAGCAGATCGAGGCCGCTCTGGACGAGGGCGGCATTTTTTATGGCAAAGGCGAGACATGGATCGACAGCGAAAAGCTGTACGAGGTCCTTTATGAAATGGAGGTATCTGCATGAGCAGCACCAATAAGCGCAACAAGGTCAAGTTCAATATCTGCAACGTCCACTATGCCCCGCTCTCCCAGGACAACGATGGGAAGTACACCTGGGCGACCCCTGTGGCCCTCCCCGGCGCGGTGTCCCTGTCCCTGGACCCCGAGGGGGAGCCGGAGAGCTTCTATGCGGACGGCATCGAGTACTACGTCATCAACAACAACCAGGGCTATGACGGCGACCTGGAGGTGGCCCTCATCCCGGAGTCCTTCCGGCGGGACATCCTCATGGAGACCACGGATGCCAACAGCGTCCTGCTGGAGAACGCTGCCAGCGAGACGGGCAAGTTTGCCCTGCTGTTCGAGTTCGATGGGGATGTGCGGAAGATCCGCCACGTCCTCTACAACTGCTCCGCCTCCCGCCCCTCCATCTCCGCCAAGACCAACGAGGAGAACCGGGAGGTGCAGACCGAGACTCTGACCGTCAAGGCCCGGCCCCTGTCCACCGGCTATGTGAAGGCCAAGACCGGCGACTCCACCACGGCCAGCGTCTACAACAACTGGTACAAGAGCGTCTATCAGCCTGCCGACACCCCGGCTGTGGACGAGGATGCCGCCGCTGGCGGTCAGGGCTAAAGGAGGGCTGAGATATGGGTATCAAGCGCACCATCGAGATCGACGGCCAGGAGGTGGCGTTCAAGGCCAGTGCCGCCATCCCCCGCATCTACCGGCTGAAGTTCCACCGGGACATCTATAAAGACCTCGCCGCGCTGGAAAAGAGCGTGGGCGAGAACACCGAGAGCGGCTCTGGGCTGGATATGTTCTCTCTGGAGATGTTCGAGAACATCGCCTACATCATGGCGAAGCACGCCGACCCCGCCGCCGTCCCGGATTCCCCGGAGGACTGGCTGGACAGCTTCAACACCTTCTCCATCTACCAGGTGCTGCCCCAGCTCATTGAGCTGTGGGGGCTGAACGTGCAGACGGATGTTCAGTCTAAAAAAAACTTCGCCCGACTGACCGGGAAATGACCACGCCGTTGTTCCTGCTCCGCTGTTTGCAGGTCGGGCTGTCCCTCCGGGACCTCGACCTGCTGACGGTGGGCATGGTCAACGACATTTTCGCGGAGCATCTCAACGATGACTGTAAGTACGCAACCCTGGCGACCCAGGAAGATTTCGACCGTTTTTGATGCCTGATGGTTGACTCTGCGGCAGCAGTACGGTATCATGGCTTGGGGTGCTGGCCCTGATCTATGAGAACAAGCGTTAGGAGCGGTCATATGGGCATAGTAAAATCGGGGGACGAGCCTCTCCTTTTCTCAAAAGAACAAACAGGCTTCACGGTATTGGATTTTTGGCGTTGGAGCTTCTCCGATCTGCTTGATAATGTGTTGCGCGGCTCTTTTTGCGAATTTGTTGTTGGAGCCGCCCTTGGGGTAGACCTATCTGCTGGCCGGACGAATTGGGCACCTTGGGACATCACGTTCCCTTATTCATGGGAAGACGCCGCTGGCAGGCACGACTTTATTCGTGTCGAGGTGAAAAACTCCTCATATCTGCAATCCTGGAATGACGGCAAACTATCAAAAATCAGCTTTGGCATCGCCCCCAAGGAGGTCGCAGACCCGGCGCAGGGCATTATTGGGGAAAAGAAACGGCAGTCGGATGTCTATGTCTTTTGCCACTATAAAGCGAAGGACAAGGCTACTGCTGACCCACTCGTGCTTGACGATTGGGATTTCTATATTGTATCCACAAAGGTCCTGGACGATAGATGCGCAGGGCAAAAAAGCATCGGCCTGGCTTCGCTGCAAAATCTCCGCCACATCAGAACTGACTTTCCGGGAATTAGGGATGCTGTCATTCGCTGTGTGCTGGGGTAAGTAAACCCGGCCCAAAACCACATATCATTTCAAAGAGTCGAGAAATCGGCTCTTTCTTTTTGCCCATTTTTCTGACAAGGAGGTGTTTTTGTGGGTGCAAGACGGATCGCTGGCATCACGGTCGAGATAGGCGGCGACACCACAAAACTGACCACCGCCCTCAAGGATGTGGACAAGGCCCTCTCCACTACCCAGAGCAGCCTCCGGGATGTGAATAAGCTGCTGAAGCTGGACCCCGGCAATACGGAGCTGCTGGCACAGAAGCACAGGCTGCTGGGTGAGGCCGTCTCCGAGACCAAGGAGAAACTGGCCACCCTCAAGACCGCCGCTGAACAGGCCAACTCCGCTCTTGCCAATGGGGAGATCACCCAATCGCAGTATGACGCTCTCCAGCGGGAGATCATCGAAACTGAACAGAAACTCAAGGATTTGGAGCGGCAGGCGGAAAATTCGTCTGTCGCTCTTCAAAAAATCGGGCAGGTGGGCGACAAGCTCCAAGCCGTGGGCGATAAGGTATCCGGGGTGGGTGAGACGCTCACCAAGTCGGTCACCGCTCCCGTGGTGGGCCTCG